GGCAAACGGTGCTAGTTCATTTACTCTATCAGGTAGTATTGGTGGATATTCAGATGTTACATTAACAACTGTATCAAGTGCTCAAGGTGGAGCTGAAGCACAAACAAAAGAATCAATTAGATACAATGCACCTTTACAATATTCAGCACAAGATAGAGCTGTGACAACAGGTGATTATGAAACTATTGTACAATCACTTTATCCGAATGCTCAATCAGTTTCTGCTTGGGGTGGAGAAGATGATGAAACTCCTGTATATGGTGTTGTAAAAATTGCTATCAAAGCAGCGTCAGGTTCTACATTAACGAATACAACTAAAACAAATTTAGTAACACAATTAAAAAAATATAATGTTGCTTCTGTAAGACCCGAAATTGTTGATCCAGAAACTACATCTATATTACTTACAACTAATGTTAAGTTTGATCAGAATAGTGCTAACAAAACAGCTGATACATTAAAATCAGATATATTGACAACACTAACAAATTACAATACAAATACATTAACTCAATTTGATGGTGTATTTAGATATTCAAAAGTTACAGGCTTAATTGATAATACAGATTCATCTATACTATCAAACATCACAACATTAAAAATAAGAAAAGATTTTACACCTACATTAACAGTAAGTTCAAAATATAATGTTTATTTTAGAAACTCACTATACAATCCACACTCTGGTCACAATTCAGCAGCTGGTGGTATATTAGAAAGTTCAGGTTTCAAAGTATCTGGTGATAGTTCAACAGTATTTTATTTAGATGATGATGGTGCAGGTAATGTAAGACGATATAGTTTCTCAGGCGCAACAAGAGTTTATAGTGCTTCTAACCAAGGTACGATAGATTATGCTACTGGCTCAATCACAATAAACTCCTTAAGTGTTTTAAGTGTAGAAAATATAAGAGGCGAAGCTTCAAGTAAAATAGAATTAACAGTAGTACCATCTTCAAATGATGTTGTTCCTGTAAGAGATCAAATATTAGAAATAGACACAGCCAATTCATCTATCACAGTTACTGCTGACACTTTTGTTGGAGGATCTTCTGACGCAGGTGTAGGTTATACAACAACAAGTAGTTACTAATGGCAAAGTTCACAAAAAAGATAACCAATCTTTTAAATCAGCAAGTACCAGAGTTTGTACTTAGCGATCACCCTAAATTTTTAGAGTTTGTTAATTCATATTATAAATTTATGGAGTCAGCAGAGATTACTCTTGCTAACATAGAATTAACAGATGGTATACAATTAGAAACAGAAACAGCACAAACAAATAGTTTAGTGTTAGACGCTTCTAAATTAGATACTGATAGAACACAATTAGACGAAGGTGATAAAATATTATTAGAGGATTCTGTATATGGAAAATTTCAAAGAGGTGAATTAGTTACTGGCCAAACATCTAATGCAACTGCTACAGTCTTATCAGAAGATTTAGTTAATAATAGATTATTCATATCAGCACAAGATAAGTTTATACAAGACGAATTAATTATAGGTTCTATCTCAACAGCTAGAGCAACTATATCTAATTATAGACCTAATCCTGTAAATAACATACAAGACTTATTAAACTTCCGTGATCCTGATAAAGCAATATCAAACTTCTTAACAAAATTCAGAAATGAGTTTTTAAATTCTTTACCTGAAACTTTAGATGGTAATGTTAGTAAAAGAAAACTTATTAAAAATATTAAATCAGTTTATAGAGCGAAAGGTACTCAAAGAGGACACGAAGTATTTTTTAGATTTCTATTTAATTTAGATTCAGAAACAATTTATCCTAGAGAACAAATGTTAAGAGTATCAGATGGTCAATTTGATACTAAAAAAATATTAAGAGCAATTGGTACTACTGGCGAAACATCAGACTTGATTGGAAGAACAATTACAGGTCAAACATCTGGTGCTACTGCGATTATAGAAAATGTATTTAAATTTCAAATTGGTGCTAATGAAGTTACAGAATTTATTTTAAATAATGATACAGTAACAGGTACTTTTGTAACTGGCGAAGAAATTAGAGGTACAGCCTCAGATGAATCAGATACTTTTATTAAAGCAACAGTAACAGGAATACCTGATATTGTTACTATTACAAATGATGGTGGTTTATTAAATACTAATGATGCTATTGTATTATCAGGTGGTGGAACAAATGCTATTCTACAAGTAGATAATGTAGGATCAGGAAATATAACAGAAATATTAATAGATGATGCTGGTTCTGGTTATGCTGTTGGAGATAGTATTTCATTTAGTGATGGATCAGCCGTAGCAAAAGTTTCAGTTGTCAATGGTGGTATTACAACAGAAAATGGAACAGTGGGCGCTACATCAACTGATCATATTGTATTAGAAGATGAAACTGTTAGAGGTGATGTTTATACAGGAGATAAAATTGTACAAGAAAGTGGAACAGGATCAGAAGATATAACTGATATAAGAATTATAAATGGTGGAGGTGGTTATTCGTCTTTACCTACAGCATCGGTAACTAGTAGTGGTGGTCTTGGAGCAAAGGTTATTGCTTACGGTCCAGAAATAGGAAGATTACTTAATACTAAAAAAATTGAAACTGGCGCAGGTTATGAGGCGTCACCAAGTCCAACTATGATATTACCTAGTTATATTATATTAAAAGATAAATCTGTGGGTAATTATGTAGCTGGAGAAACTTTATCTGGTGTTAATGCTAGTTCTACTATTATCACAGCAACTGTCGTATCGTTTGATGAAACTAGAAATTTATTAAAAGTTTCAGATGCAACAGGAGAGTTTTTAGAAAATACTACTATTACAGGAGCGTCTTCAGAAATTACAGCAACAGTAATGAAGAATGATTTATCAACTGCTACTATTAGTGTTAATGCAGTTGTAGATACTGATGGTGAATTTATCAATGAAGATGGACACTTATCAGAAACAACAATGAAGATACAAGATAGCTTATACTATCAGGATTTCTCATATGTAATCAAAGTTGGTCGTTCAATTAATGACTGGCGAGATAGTTTTAAAAAGACTATGCACACAGCTGGTTATTACTTTACAGGACAAGTAGATATTACAAGTCAAGTAAATAACCAAATTAGAAGTTTCACAGGTGTTAATAGTGGATTAGAATTTGATCCAGGTGTTGATCTAGTAATCAATACATTATTCTCTAGTATCTTTGGAAGAAGATTAGGTACAGTAGATGATGGTACTACATTGAGAGGTACACCAGAAGCAGGTGTTGATCCTGACTTTACAGATTCAACTACTGAACACTTTACAGCGAACACTAGAGATTTAACTCTAAAAAGACATTATACAAGAAATTTGAGAATAGGGTTTAATCCTATAACTATAAGAGGCTCTCTAAATAGATATGGATACGCTTATTGTGGACCAAGAATGAAAACAATAAACAAATATGCATTAAATATGATGAGTGGTAGTGGAGGTAGGGCTGTGACATCAAATACAGGTGGTGCCTCAGATAGTACGGTTACAACATCAATATCACCTATGCAAATGCACAATTGGGCGAATTTTAGATTAACAGCAACATACAACACTAGTTTAGATGGAGAGTTAGTACAATTCCAAGATATAACAAATGAAAATTTAAAAACAAATTTAGCGTTACCTACGGAAATCACCGAAAGTTAGCGTATAAATATAAAGGTAAAAAGAGGAAACAATGCCAGCAATAATAACAAACAAATTTAGAATCCACAACCAAGAACAATTTGTGGAATCATTTTCAGAAAGCGCATCTAATGTGTACTATCTAGGAATAGGTAGACCTCAAGCATACGCTACAGCAACAAGACCAGATAGTAGAACAGACAACGCAGGTAGCGATAGTGCACCTTTAACGCCTGTTGATTCAATAGGAGATGAGTTTTACCATTTTGACGATATGTTGGCAGCAAAAAAAGTGGCAACTTCAGATATTTCTATTGTAATTCCTCGTAGAAATTGGGCGACTGGTACAGTTTACGATTATTACAGACACGATTATGGTAATAGAGTAACAGGCGGTACTTCAACTCAAACAGCAAACTCTGGCGCAACAAGTTTATTTGACGCAACTTTTTATGTCATGTCAAGTACATTTAATGTTTACAAATGTTTAGATAATAATAGTGGTGCTAACTCAACAGTAGAACCAACTGGTACATCTTCATCTATACTTACAACTGGAGACGGTTAC